GATAAATCATAAAATTTCTTCTCATAACCTGTAGCTTTCTCATATTGACCTGCAATATTAGCTGTATAATAAGCTTTAGCTTTTTTATCTATGTCCATAATAGTGCCACTATCTAATTTTAACGGTGCTGTATCTAAAAAAGACTGTGCTTTGCTACCAGATAACCCTAAATAACGTTTTAATGTTTCTACAACTTCTGGTTCTAAACCTATTTGCTCTAAAAATTCAGGTGTTTTATCTTTCAAATCAAAGCCTGTACCTATTGTCACACCACTATTTTCATGTGGTTTGTTATTAACTTTAGGAACATATCCTTGAAATTTTGTGTCTTCTCTTCCTGTTACAAATGCATAATCAATTTTGTTATCCATATTATATAAATCTATCCTCTTCTGGTTCTCTTCCAATGGCGCTTTCCATGAAACGTTCAAGTTCTTGGTTAAGCAAATCTTCTTTGTGTTGGTTGTAAGACAAGATTTGGTCTCTGTCCATACGCTCCACCCAATAATTACAAGCAATAGCCAACGCATCAATTTGGTCATCATGTCTTAAAGCTCCTTTGTCTCTAGTTATCCTAGTCATCTGTCTAAATAACTGATGGTCAGGCTCTAGTTTAAAGTCTTCTTTTATAATTAAATCATCAACAACTAGCCTATGACTATTCATAATAGGCTCTAAAGTGTCAATAATACGCTTTTCTTTCTGTATATTATGTCTTACTTCCTCTATTTCACACGGATGTATTCTAGCCATAATAGGTTTTAGTAGCTGTGTAGCCATACCATCACCAAAGTTACTCTCAATTACTACATAGTTTACGTCTTGTTGCTTAGCAATTTGAGCTAGTCTAGCCATAGTATCTTCACTATAACCACCATCTAATGAACCTATGGCAGTCAAATAAAGCACTCCATGAAGCATTTTAAGCACCGCATACGCTGTTTTGTCTTCCCCACGACCAGATGGGTCAATTGACATAACAGACCCCTCAAAAGGCGTAAACTCAGGGCTTGTGTGCATGGGTGCCACATAGTAATCACCTTTTAATCCTACGTTTGGTATCTCAGGGTCAATAGCTTTCATCTGTTCTGGAGATGATGCCCATTGTATTTTAGCCGGAGCTTCTGTCCATTTAGAACAGCCTGATAACACAATTAAATCGTTTAATTTTAAAGGGTATCTATTTGCGTCAGACATTGTAGTGTCTAACATAAACTGTAAGTTAAAACCTGAACGACCGTAAGATGACATACGTTCTAATAAGTCTACTTCGTCAAATCTTTTTGGGTCTGTTGGTTTACCTTCTTGTCCTGTAACTTCTGCAATCATTGGAGCTATCTTATGTCCATAACCTGTTAATTGTTCTTTAGTAGGATATAAAGCTGTCCATATCTTAGTTTTAAAACCACGTTCTTCTAAGTCATTGTATAATGACATTTCTGTTTGTGGTGTTCCCAAGAATATAATTCTTCCTACCTCAGGTTTGATAATTGCATCAAATTCTTTTACTGTTTCACCTAATCTATCTCTCATTAGCTGTGTCTGAGAGTTGTTAGCACTCTCTACGTCATCAGCAATGATTAAGTCTGCACGTGAACCTGTTAATTGTCCTGTAATACCCATAGACTTAACTGAAGGCGCGTGTGAAGCTGTAGCCGGAGCCACATCAAAACTAACCTTAGAATGTCTTTGGTTATCTCTAGGCTGTAAATGCTGTAATATTGGCATCTCAGCTATTAATCTTTGTGTAAATGTACTGAAATCATCAGCCCTACTTTTAGATGCAGACACAACAAGTATATTACGTTGTGGATTAAGCAATAACTGGTGACAGACAAAAGCTGAAGTAATCCAAGATTTACCTACACCTCTAAATGCTTCTATCACAAGTCTTTTGTCTTTAGACTGTAGATAATCAGCTATATCATATTGTATTGGTGTTGGTTCTGGAAGATTTAAATGCTTCCAACAAAGATATAAGAAGTTTTTAAAGTTTCTAAGTTTATTATTCATTTATATCAAAAGGGACTTCATCTAATATATTATTAGGTTTCTTTTGTAAACTGTCTGTACTATACGTCTTACAAACTTCTAAACATACTTTCATTTCTGAAGCAGTTAGTTCTTGTCCTGATTTTAATTTTGTATATGCATGAGTTACTAATAATTGTGGTAACTCTTTAATAATTTGGTCTAAATTATTACTGTGGTCTTCCTTGTCTGTTGTACTTTTTAAAGGTACTTCTTTTATTTGGTCGTTTGACATGTATTCCTTTTCTCTTCTTAGGTTT